CATAGATTGCATTCTTTTCTGGTGTATCATAATACTTCAAACCCAGATCATTTTTGGTAAGCGGCGTCTTGTATGTCAGTGCTCTTAGTTTGGATGGATGAATTAGCGTGTTAGAAGATCCTAGAAACTCACAATCATATTCCTGTCTAAACTGATCTTCAGAGGTATTAGCAATAGTCTCTGCTTTCCACCTCTCATCACGTCCAGGAATCTGTGACCAATGAACATCAACTCTGCCATATGTGTTTCTGCCCTCTTCTGAATCAACCCAAATCTTATAGAACATGTTCATGCCGTTAGGCGTTGATGTGATAAGAATCTTGGATGTCTGACCAGATGAAATCGTAGGATAAACCGAAGCGAAGAACTCATCTTGAATATTGGTGGGAACGAACGCAAACTCATCTAGGTAAACAAGGTTGAACGAACCACCACGAATGGCTGATGATGATGTAGCAGATGCTAGAATCTTAGAGCCATTCTCAAGTTCAATATTACCCTTGTTCCATTCGACCACACCCATCTGAAGCCACTTTGGAAGATGCTCAAACATAAGTTGGACACGGCTCAAGATTTCTCTTGACTGTCTGTCCTTGTTTGCTAGGATAGCAATGTTATAGTTTTCTGTGAAGAGAATCTTCCACATCAAGTATGCAGCAACAGTTGTCGTCTTACCAACCTGTCGAGGCATCTTACAGATAACAAATCGATCAGTCTCAAACTTGAGAATCATTTCCTCTTGGAAACCCCAGAGGCGGAAGTTGATCAGACCTTGGTCAACGTTAACAATTTTGCAGTAAGTCTTAATGAAATAGATTGGATCTTCAGAACATTTGATATATTCTTCAAGTTGTTCTGCGGTATATTCTACTTTAACATTAGATCGTTTTAATCGTGGGTTATTTAGATAAAATTCACTCATCCGTCTTTTTTCTATCTGCTATAAACTTTTGCAGTTCAGCCGTACTACCCACAAAAAGATTATTGGTTATGTTCTGTGCTGCTTCAGGAGCAGCGGATATGATCAACTCTTTCTTTTTCTTTTGCATTTCAAGAAGACTTTTGTTGGCTGTCACGAGTGTGTTGATCATTGTGCCGAGGACTTCATAATCCCTAGGCGATTGTGATTGAGATGCAATATTGACAAGTTCTTCCAAGGCTTCTGTGCCTTTGCCGATAATGTCATATAGATTGTCTCTTGCAAACTCAAAGTCATCTGCAATCTGATTCTCTATCATTGCTGTCTGTTGCGGCTGTTGAGAAATGGTGGCAGGAAGATTCACTTCGACCACATCTTCAGGTGCAATATTCAAAAACTTGTCTAAATCTTTCATTATAAGTTCTCAGTAAAATCCGTTATGAAACCATAGTTGTCTGTTGCGACGATATTGGGAACGCCAATAGATGCAGCAGCATTAGATGTTGGTAGACCACCAGCAGTTAGCCCTGGTGTGACTTCTATTGTAACCGTGTTAGCAAGAGCCGTGTTAGCAATAGGATCGCCGCTTCTTGGAATCTTGAAGTTGATTTCAGAATACTTGATGATCTTAGAAGTCTTTGTAGGACCGAATACATATCCTTTCATTGTGAAAGTTAATGTCCAGATGATAGCGCGTCTTTGATCAAATGGTCCTGTATATGAGTCTTCTTGTGAGATACTATCAATGACAAGAGGAATATCGTATACCGCATTCATCTCAGGAATAAGTTCAACACTTGCGGTCCAGTGTGGAGTGAAGTAAGGCAGAATCTGTTCAATGATGCGTGTGCCATCTTCTGCATTCTTTACCATGATCGACATTGTAAATTGGATGTTGTATGGCACAGGAGCATACTGATAACTAGCCGAACTTTTGTCCGTGGCAGGTTGTGAGATTTTATTGAGCGTGTTTGTCTTACGCGAAGCATCATAGGTAAAGCCAGACATCTCAAATGACATTCTTGGCAATACGATAGCCGCTTGGTTCTCTAGTGTTGGATCACCTTCAAGACGTGCTAGAAACTTTTCTTTTGGTCCATATGACAAAGGCACCTTCATTGTCTGTTGAACAACACCAGCCGCATTATCTCTTTCAATGATAATGTTGTTGAAGATCGTTCCGAACAGAACAACGTATTTTCTTAGTGTGCCATGGTAAAAAGTTTGTCCAAACATTAGATCAACTCTTTATTAATAGGAACATAACCCAAACTTATAAGATCGTTCCATTTTTCTGTATTTGGCCTAGCCATTTTTTTATTTCCATTCAACATAAGACCTTGCGTTCCTTTAAGAGCATCGCCTATCTTTTTTCTATTTATTAAATCATTCATTGCATTATTTTTGCTCATAAGATTTAAAGTTTCGGTTGTATGTTTCTTTCCATGCATTCCAACTTTATGTTCTTTTTGTAATCTTATACTGTTTTCTGATATTTTTTTGCGAGTTTCTTCTGATCTTACATAGTTTTTGGGTATTCCTTTAAGCGCATTAGACAGTTTTTTGCGAGTTTCTTCGCTCTTAGGTCTGCCTTTACTGGGATTAACATAACCATCAGCGTTGTACATTTTGATGAGAGACGCTGATATTTTCTGTCCGACTGATAATGATAAATCTTGATCAGCCGACCAATGACCAAAATCATGTATTCTTAAGTTATAATATCTTTCTTTTAGTTCTTCCGGTTTAATCATAGCCAACCATCTATTTTCTTCATTTAACAAATCTTGTTTTGAAGAATATATTCTTGCTATAATCTTTTTTTTGAAATCGTTTGGTCTATTTTTTAATGCTTTTTTCATCCAAGAAGAACTACAGACATAACCATCATCTTCTGTTCCCCAATGAGAACCGATGTAATAACGCTTATGTTTGCGGTCTAACCAGATATAAACAAAACCATATTTTTCCATAGAAATACTCCTTTACAGTTAAGAGTATTTATAAAAAAGTTTATGTCAGACACTACCTTCACTGAAAGGATCGGAATCTGACCAGTCAAGAATCGTCTCGCCTTCGATCTGGAACTCTTCGTTATCAGAGAACACGTCATGTGTCTGGACATCAAGATCATATGTGCCTTGAAGAATAGCAGAGCCTTCTTCTGTAGAAATCTCATAACCATCAGCAGTCAGAATGGCAAAGTCATTCATATCCAATGTGTTGTTCATTTCATAAGCATCAATAAGATCAATACCAGTATTAAGTTTCTCGCTACTATATTCCCACATCTCACAAACAAGATCGACCATTTGAATAGCGCCCATCTGATAGAATACTGGTGTTTTGTTTACATACTTGATCACAAGAATACGATTAGCCATTGGAAGATAGATTAGATCACCTTCACTTGGGCGTACTAGATTAGTATATTGACCAACTTCATTAGCAAAGACTCTAAGAGCAACAGTAAATGTTACTTGGTCTCTGATTTCTAGATTGAACTTAGACAGAAACTGCCCATCGCCTTCATAACTATCGTAACTGCGAATATACATTTCTATTTCATAGTTACCATTATACTCAGAAAGCGTGTCTTCGCCATAGATATCATCCTTGGCAATCAGAGTTCTTGGGCAATAGAATACATCGTGACCATACTGGCGAATGGATTCAATGATCAAATCTTCAATGAGGTTTTGTTCAGGTGCATTTGTGAAGTTATTAAAGAAAACGTTGGTTGCCATGTTAGCCAATCATATCCATAATCGGTAACTGGATCGAAGCCATATCTGCTTCTAAGCGACGAATGTCAGCCTCAGCATCATTCTGGATTTTATCGCCATTAAACTGCACACCACCGGGAAGAGACATACCAGAGAACTTGTTGATGTTATCACCCCACTGCTTCTTGATCAAAGCAGTTGCGTAGTTCTGCAACCAGCGATCATTCCAAGCATCTGTGTAAACATCTGGATCAATGACTTCGTAGGCTTGAAGAATCAGATATCTATTGACGCTCAATGATGTCCAGTCAGTATCAATGTAAACTCTGTCTTTGTGACGACTATAACGAATTGGTTGCTTGCCGATTAGCATCTCTGACATAAGAGACAGATGTTCCATAGCCATATAATAAGGCACGAGTGAAACGCTTGTCAAAGTATAAAGGTCATTCAACGCAATCTGATAGCGAATATTGAAGAGGTCATCTGATCGAATGCTAGGATCGCCAATAGGAAACACAGACACAACGCCCATGATGTTTTCTGGAACTGTGATATACTTGTTTGCGATGTCATCAGCAGTAATCTGGTGCTTATAATACACCATATCAGAACCATCGAAGTGATAGTCCCAATAGAAACGAATCGCTTCACCCACGCGATCTTCGATCTGGTCTTCTGTAACATTGATTTCGATTACAGGTTTGCCGAGTTTGCGTAAGCAATACTCTTTAAACTCATCTTTCGTTGCTGGACCAGCCATATATCACTCCTAGTTTTACTTGTATTTATAAATAAAAATATGCGAAACATTGAAGTCTTTTACCATTTATACATCCCTGATACCGAAAATGCCAAGATGTGGGTGTGGTGGGTAGATGAACAACTATCCGCAATCAAACAATCAAATCTTCATGAACACGCCAAGATCAATATAGCAATCACTATGCCTATATTTAGAGACAATCTGTATTCAGATGTCAAGAGTTACATTGCTTTGAAATACCCCTTTGCTAATATTCTTAATGTAAGAGATACCACAATGGAAAATATCTATGAGGGGCACACTCTAAGTTATCTGTATGATGCTTGTATGGATAGAGACATAGACGTTCTTTACTTTCATAGCAAAGGATCAGCCAACTTCAATATGTATTCATTCAACTGGAAACAGGTTCTAAACCATTTCTGTATTACAAAATGGAAAGAATGTGTAGAGCGGCTTGAGCATTGTGATGTAGTCGGTGTAAGTGATCCAAGTATAAAGAATGGCAGATTCAAGATAGACAGTTTCACAAGCGGTAATTTTTGGTGGTCAAAGTCAGAACATATCAGAAAACTAAAACACCCAATGAACATTTCTGAGTATGCTAGAGGAATGACTTCTAGATACACATATGAACATTGGGTGTTGGGTAATACAGGAACTGTGGATTATATCTTTGATCTTCCTATCGATTTAGAAAATGCATTTTATTTTCTTGAAGGTATTAAGGATTGAGCGATATTGTCGTAGGCTTTCTTTGTTGATAATGCTTACGATAAAATTGTGCCACTGTGGAAATCATAGATTGCGATTTATCCCTTTGATAATCATCAGCGGGACCATATCCTGCTTTGATATGTCTAACTTCAAAAGGTAAAACTTGTAGCAGTGGAGTTCCTGCTGGAATCGTCAACTTACATTCTCTCTTTGGGGAAAAGATAAAATTGAGCGAAGAAAAGTTTCCATTATAATCTACTAAACCTGGATAAACGTAAAGATCATCTAGAAACGGTGAATGGTATGTAGCAGGAAGCACCGCTGCTGATAGTTTCTTATTGTTGACCATTGCTACCCAAGGGCTATGACAATTTACTGTTGTCAATGGAACATTATCTTCTGGCGTAACAATCGATTCACATATGGTTGCATCCATCATTTTGGGCGAATCAAATACATTACCGCGTTTACCACCAACAACAACTTTTACACCAGCACGATTTGCAATGATATGAATATCATCCCATGCAGGAACGATATAACCGAAGTTTTTATAGTCGATCATTCCAGGACAATCTGCCCATCTAAATCTACCTTGATTCTTGATTTGTGTTTCTTGAAAATAAGTCGGCACTTCTTTGGCTGGCACAATAGGATGTGCTTGGTATGAAACACGTTTTATGTCAAGAAACTGGATATCGGGTAACTCTGGTTTTTTCCAAAACATCATTTTCTAGACTCTCTCAATTCATTTGTATAATAATGTGCTCTTGATTGTTGTGTTCTTGAAATCCTATCAATCTCTTTAAACTCAGCATCACTCATCTTTCTCACTTTAGGCTTCTTAGGAAACGAATCTCGTTTCACAGGAATGACCGTAACGAGGGGGGTTCCTGCTGGCAACTTATCGTCAAAGTTAGGCATATGCCATACAGCAGGGAAGTTAACTTCTTTTGCATATTTATCGGTATCAACCAATCCGCTAAAGCATGTAAAGTTTGGATTGAAGTGGTTCAAAGGCGGTATGAACATTGTTGACCATCCAGGAGCGGTCTTGATAACCCAGTGATTGATAAACTTGATAGCATCGCCCTTGGATGGTGAAATGTTCTTGCCGCCGATCTGTGCTATGTCATGAAACTCCGCAATCTTTAGTTCTGGTGGTGTGTGCAGTTTGATGATAGAACAATCAGAGTTGGTGATAACCTGTAAATCGGCTTGAAGCGGAATCACATACCCTAATGACATAACGTCGAGCATGGGCATACACTTCTTGGCTGTCATGGCACGATCACCAAGAGCGTCTCTACGATTTTCGATATTAGGAGGAACTTTCTTCCACCAATCCGCAATACATTTATTTGCTGGAATTGGTTCTGGAATAACACCATATTGATTTGGATGGCAATAGAACTCGATCACTTCATTCTTAAATAACAATTTTAAATTCATATTATTGCGTCTTTCCCATTACCCAAAACACTAAGGTCCTTCGAACGCCTTTTGTTACAGGATGAACTTTATGTGGATGTACAGAAGAAAAGAACGCAACATCGCCTTTAACTGGCTTTAACTTTTGAGACTTATCAGGGCTACCAGTTGTGATGATTTCTAACTCACCACCCTCATATTCTTCAGGATCGGTTAAGAAAACAACGCCGCTAATTTTTCTTTGCCATACTCGATATTCGTCATATGCGTCAAAATGCCAATCATAATGACAACCCACATCATACACCGAATACTGAATATCTTCCATAAACTCAATATCTTCCATAAACAAATCATAGTTTGCTTTAGAAGAAATGGCAGAAATTCTATCATATAGCCAACGAGAATTTTCATCTGGCGGAAAGAAACATACTTGTGTATCTCTAAGATTTGGATCACACATCGCATTATGAACTAAGCCAGTTTTAGCGGCTGTAAAATCCATCAACTTTTCAAGAAAGATGATGTTTTCAATTTCGTCTGGTGTAAAGATTTCTTTCATAACGCCAAATTTTGGCAACATCAAGTTATACTTGTTTACAGGAAACCCCATTATATATCCTCTCTCAATCAATAAATGTTATGCCCTTCGATGCGAAGAACTCGTAATCTTCACTATATTTATTCTTGATTAGATCGATCTCAATCTGTGTTAATGTATCTTTAGTTATAATCCGATCTTCAGCCGCATTCTTTTTAGGTACACTATTAACATCAATTGTAAACCCATATTCAAAGTTTGTCAACAGATTTATAACCTCTTGATTAAAGTTATTGAAGTCTAATAAAGTTATGTTTGGAATGTCAAGATAACTCTTTTGTGGCGTAAAGGTGTCCAATCGTGGTGTATAACTATTGGCTTGTACATATTCGATTTTAGGAAGACAATCAAAATATTGAGCAACAGTGAGAGATTTCAAATCAGATTTAAAAAGTGCAGGACCGCCTTTTAGTTTTTGCACCGTCGTTAACGGTGTTGACGTGATCTGTTTATATAAGATGGTTTGAATATATGCCAATTCTGGATGCCATTTAGCATGTTCGTATGCTGATAAGAATCTATCGATTGGATTTCTGTAAAAACCATAGAATGTGAATCCTGACAGATCGTAGTCAGGATATTTTGTAGCAAAACTTTCGAGTGTGTAATGTTGTTTAGTATCAATTGCGATGTGATCGATATCATGCACTTTGTTAAAGATGCTTTCCAGAGTCATACAACCATTTTTAGGTGGAAGCATAATGCAGATTTTTTTAGACTGTGAGCAAATCATATTTTTCTACCATTGTTATGTAACAGATACCAGACGCGACTTCTACAGTCAGTGGCGTTGAACCACTTATGGTCTCTTGAAATTCCATATATTTTCCATTAACAGTATAATCATCTCCTATAAAACTGACTTCAGCATTTTCATCGGTCGGATTTATATTGATTGAATGTCCTGCTTCTAATATACAGTATGAGAATCTATAATGATTTGCGGCAGTTTCCGCTACAATATCGAGTCCGATCTTTTTACGCAACTCTGAAACGTTATCATCAAGAAACCTAAAATGTTTCTGAGAAACAAAAGTTCTTTTCATAATAACATCATACCCTTCTACTTGAAAGATTCTACTTTCAAACATATTTGATAGCCATATAGGATGTTGATATTCAACCAATTCGTTCTTTGGATACCAATCAGAATGAAGTCTTATTGTAAAGTTTTTGTCATCTATAACTGTGTAAGATAAATGCCCACTCGTATCAGCATCTATAGCAGATAAAATATCATCTATTTCTTCAAGACGCGGTTCGGTGTCAGTATTGGTGTATCTGATATCTATAGCACCTTGTAAGCAGATATAACTGTTCCATCTATCTTTAATAAATCGATTTGGCTCAAATATAATGGTATCTGAATTCTCAACGACAATAAACTTTATTTCATGGACATGATCCTCTGATCCCGAACATGTAAATATTTGATGTCTAACTTGTTCTAAACTCATCTGTAAACAATCACCATTTGTGCTCCAGTTGCAAGTGTTGCTGGATATGCTGTTCCAGCAGGAGCGCCTGGAAAGTTTTGATAGTTAACTTTAACAGCATTTGCCGAATAGTTCGTAGAGCCACCTGGAATCGTAGCACCCATCAGAGTTGCTGGATTGGCAACATTGCTTGGGTTATAGTTAGGGTTTCCAGGAACAAGATTGCCATAAGAATATGCAGGAACAAGAGTGGGCGGTCCAGGCGAACATGAATAGTTATAATATGTAGAAGCGGAACCATAAGGACCATAAGCAATGTAAGAATTTGGTGTTGGACAACTGTAAGTGGTGTAGGGACCTGATGTAGATGAACCACCATATCCTGGAGTAGGAGCACCGGTATATAAGTTAACTGGTTGATAAAATGTTTGGGTGACGTAATAAATCATGTTAGAATTGTAAGATGCAGGAACGTAAACATAGTTATAGTAATCATTATATCCAGAAACGTTTCCTGGAATAGGAGCACCACCATAACCATAGATTTGAATATCATATTTACCATATGGAACAGTAAAGTTACCAGATGCATTTAGTGTAGTTGTGCTAGGTGCAGCCGAGTGCCATGTTTTTTCTAATGTAAACTTTCCACCACCAATAGGCATTACTTAACATCCTTCACCGACAACGATATAACATAGGTTGTTCCGCCATCATATGTAGTAATCGTCCAAATATCGATAGCACTAGCAGTTGTCGTAGCAGGTGGAACGTTACCGCCCGCATACTTAGAAATCGTTGCTGGCCATGTTACTGTTCTACCACCTGTAACATCTTGTTTAGCAATGATCGTAAAGGTCTGGACTCTGCTACTGGGCGCTGGATTGCTAAAAGCAAA